ACACAAGAAAATAATACTTTGCTTCCAGCAATTAAAAAAGTGTATTGGGAAGGGAATACAGTTAAGCGACTTGATCCTTACAATACTTTTTATGACACATCTGTTCCATTACATAAACTAACTAAAGATGGTGTGTATGCAGGCTATCATGAACCTATCTCGAAAATTGCTTTAATTAAACATATCTTTGACATAAGCGGATTAATTAAATCCCAGCAAAAAGCAGTTTATGAATCCACAGCACCTGCAAATCTTTATTATGTTCCTACGTTTTTAGATGAATTTAATCTCCGTAATGTGCATAACACTTCAAGAATTGAGCCTGACTGGGAAATTGAATTAGGCTCAGACAACTCAAAGATTGCCTATTCTGGAGAGTATATTAAAACTGTTTTGTATATTCGTATCATTCCAAGAGAGTACAAGTTATCTAATATTCCAGGCCCAAAAACTCCACAAATTTGGAAACTTACATTTATCAATAAAATTTTATTGGCGGCTAAGCCTGAGAATTACTTACACGATTTTTTACCTATTGTTGCAGCTACTGCACTGAAAACGCAAAAATCTTCTGCCCAATACTTAGCGCCCTTTCAACAAATTAATACTAGCTTAATGGGCTCAGTGGTGGCGGCTAGAAGAAAAGCTATTAATGACAGAGTAGTATACGATCCGTCTAAAATTTCTCCTAAATTAATTAATAACTCCAATCCAGCAAGTAAGATTCCTGTACGGCCAGCAGCTTACGGGCAGCCAGTTGGTCAACATTTTGTCCCAATCCCTTTTAATGATTCTACTTCTCAGCAATCTATTAGTTTGATGGGAATTGTTACTGATTTAGCCTATAAAACAATTGGGCAGAATCCTACTTTGCAGGGGCAATTCGTCAAAGGTAATAAGTCTGTTACTGAATTTGCTTCAACAATGTCAGGAGGTTCTGCTAGAGAATCTCTGAAATCTTTAATCTACGAGACTTCTTTTTTCACACCCGTGAAAACAATGCTGAAGTCTAATATTTTACAATTTCAAGGAGTGACTACATTATTTTCAAGAAAAGATGAAGATGATGTACAAATTGATCCTAAAGAATTGCAAAAAGCTGTATTAACATTTCAAATTTTAGACGGGCGCACAACTAAAAGTGATGTTATCTCAGATGCTGCCTGGTCAGTAGCTATGCAAACAATGTTACAAGTTCCATCAATTGGTAGTAAATATGACATTCCTGATATTTTTGCTTACCTCATGGCAGCTAAAGGTGCAGATATAGCAGACTTTAAGAAACCAGCTTGGCAAATTCAGTATGAGCAAGCAGTATCTATTTGGCAACAACAAATGCAGCAAATCTTGGAAGGATTAAAACAAGCTAATATCTCTCCGCAAGGAATTTCGTTCCCGCCTCAACCACTCCCCCAACAATTTGCGCCACAACAAAATGGATAGTCAAATTAATACACAGCCAGATTATTTGTTAGATGAGACAGTTAAAGAACTGGAAATTTCTCCCGTTCTGAAAACATTTTTAACTGAACTCAGACAAGAAATTTATGCTGAGTCATCAGGACTAGTGATGCTTGAACCTCTATCAGAGGCAATGCTTCAACATACTTTCAACCGTGGCAAACTTGCCATCCTTAACATTTTATTGGATACACTATGAGTTTTCTATCTTCTTTCTTCTCCCCCGCACCTGCTCCAGAGCAGCAACCAGTGCAGGGCCAACAAAATAATTCAAACGTTGTGCAAACCCCAGAAAACATTCAGCAGCCTAAACAAGCAGAATCTAGTGACTTGCTAAGTCAGCTTACCTCAGATAAATTCAATCTGTGGAGCGCACCTAACAAGGATAAGGATGCTGGCACTGACAAAGCCAAGTCCATTAACCAACCTGATGTTTTCTCTAATCAGACGCTGGTAGAAAATATTACGAAGTTAGATTTTTCTTCGCAATTACCAGCAGATGTTTTGGCTAAGATTACCGCAGGTGGCGAAGAAGGAAGTGCTGCACTATCTCAAGTGCTAAACAGAGTAGGTCAACTCGCGGCATCTTATGCGTTAGTTAACTCTAGAGAAATGGCAAAACACTATGCTAAGTCTTCAGAGGATTCACTAACTAATAAATTGCCTGAACTGACAAAACAGCAAAGGTCACAAGAATTAATTCAGCAAGATGCAATTCTTAGTCACCCATTTGCTGCACCCTTTACTAATGCAATTGTTAGTCAATTACAACAACATTTTCCAGATAGGAGCCCGCAAGAAGTTACTGAAGCAGCAAAAGAGGCTTTATTAGCCTTTGTAAAAGATACTGCCAGCAAAACTTCTCCTGCTCCAAAATCTAAAGAAAGTGTAAAAGGTGTTGTCAACGATTGGGATCTATTTTTTACACAGTAATTAACATTTTTGAGGATTTATCATGGCTGTAGGTATGGTTCTTTCCACTCAAGTTCCGCCGGAGATGATTAGAAAATCGTTTCCGATGACGATTCATAAACGAAATCCGTCTGGAACTTCTCTGTTTGCTTTGACTAGCAGACTTAAATCTCAGACTATTTATAATACTACTCACACGTATTATACAAAAACTCAGATTTTTCCTTTCTTCACCTCTAATGCTGCTGACGCTGCCGGTGCTGGAGTTTTAAATGTTTTAGCTGTGCAAAATATTATTGCTGGCATGACATTCATTAATTTCCGCACCAAAGAGCAGATTATCATTAACAGTGTGGCTGCAAACGGACTTACTTTAACTGTTACCAGACAAGTAGGAACTGTTGCAGCAGCAGCAACGGCTGTTAATGATGTTTGGTATCAGTCTGGAAATGCTTTTGAAGAAGGCTCTTTGCGACCAAATCCAATTACGGCTGTTGCTGTAGGTATGACTACCTTCACGCAAATTTTCCGTAATACTTGGGCGTTAACTGATACTGCTCGTGCGATGGCAACTGCTGTTATTGAAGCAGACAAAGCCAATACTAACAATATTGTTAGCAGCACTAAAATGGAAGCTGCAAATTTCCATGCTCTTGATATTGAGCGTGCAGAAATTTGGGGCCAGAAGTTCAACGGTATTAGAAATGCTAACCCGTTTAGAACTTTGGAAGGTGTGGTTGCTGCAACTAGCGATCCTACTTATTACCCTGCATCTTACGGAGGTACTACAAACGTTTATACGGCAGGTGCAACTACGTCGTTTACTCAATTAGCAGCAATGTTAGAGCCGTCGCTAGATTACCAAAGTGATGGCATTGTTAGCAATGACAGAGTTATTCTTGCTGGCAGTAAAGCAATCTCGGTAATTAATCAGATTGGCCGCGCGCAAGGCACTTTCCAGATGACAGAAACTACGTCATCGTTTGGTCTTAGATTTAAAACATTTAATACCGATCGTGGCACGTTTTCAATGATTGAGCATCCTTTGCTTAACTCTAATGCTAACTGGGCAAAGATGGCAATCTCTGTCGATCCTAATGCGTTGGAAATTGCGTATTTGGGTGATAGAAAGACTTATCATCTTTCGTTCAATGTGCCTGGAGAAACTGGCCAAGATGCTGAAGATAACGGCATCGATGCAATTGGTGGAACTTTTACCACTGAATTAACGTTACTGCACAATAGCCCGCCCAGCAATGCAGTTATCTATAACTTAACTGCTGGCGTGGCTGGTTAATTTTAAGGAGTATTTAGCAATGGTACAATCTATTCCGCAAAAACCTACTGCCCAGGCAACTAAACCTGCTGCAAGCAATCAAAATTTGCCTCCGCCTACAAATGTAATTATCTCCCCAGAGAATATTTTGCAAAGTGTTAGTCCGCCTAAACAAGATGAAGAAGCTTTATCAATTCCTCCTGTTTTTCCTGCTTACCCGGATGAGCTTTTGAATATTTATTATAGCCGAACGGGGCCTACTAATTATATTCTAAAGAATGGCAGTAAGATCTTTTTCGCTAATGGTCAATATGCAACTGCTAACCCGGTTGAAGTTGCCCAATTAGATAGCGAAGTTAGAGAGCCAGGCAGTGGGATTTTTGTCGATCCCGCTAAAAAGCAAATCTCCAAGAGTGAACTTAGTCCTATTGAAGCTGCGCGCAAACAAGCTGTGCTTGATTATATTGAGCGAGTTAAAGCAGCTAATCGCGGAGAATCAGGCTCTAGCACGTATGCCAGAACTCTTGTCTTGCAAGGTGCTGTTAGTTCTTCTGAGATGCTTGCACAACAATCTGAAAGTATGGCACCTAACGCCAAAGCAGAATAAATAATTAACGTCTAGTAAAGAAAGTCTCTGCCATGCCTGTATTAATGCAAGAATTACTTGCTGCAACTTACGCCTACACTAAACGCCCAGACAAAGGTGTAGATACTTTGCAAGCAATTAAATTTGCCATTCTTAAGATGCATGGCAGAGACCAATTTATCAGAGATTTAACTACCACAAATTTAATTCCTGTTCGCACAAACTACTCTGTACATTCTTTAGAAAATTTATTTCCGCGCTATAGACGGCTTTATAAAGCTACGTTACATGCAAATGAATCAGCAGATTCCAGAAAAGTTAACATCAAAATAAAAGATCAATTAGATACACTAACAACTGTTTTTAACGGGCACAATGTATCAATCAGCGGGGATGAGTTAAGAATCCACTTAGCTGGAACTCCTACCACTGAATTTGTATCTATCTCCGCATTTAGTTTCCCAGTAATTTCTGACACAGTAACTACTTCTTGGATCGCTCAAAATTACATGGAATGTGTTGTTTGCGAGGCAGCTAGTAAGATATTTACCCCTATTGGAAAACTTGATGAGGCTAGACATTATCGTGCACAATCTGCTGAAGTTTGGCAGCAAGTTTTGATGGATAATGTTGTTGCAGAGGATAATTTCTAAATCATGGAATATTTTTTCCGCGCTAATTTATCATCTGCCACTTATCCGTTTAATTTTGATGATGCCTCCAGATCAACTATTTTAATGGGGTCTGACCAAAATTTTAATAGGCAAGTGCAGAGTGGTGCTGATGAAGACAAAGATGTAGGTATTGCTCAAGCAATTTTTTTGCAGAATGTGGCACCTACAGCCCAAGGCTACAAATCAATTCTATTAAATGACAGAAGTTCCAACTTTGCACAGCCACTAATTTGGGCACAGCCACAGTTAGCAACTAAAGTAGATGGAAAACAGGCATTTTTTGTAAGCGATGGAGTATATACATTTCCGTATCCTACACTAAGTTCATCTTTTCCAGATGCCCAACTTGGCGGAACACAGGATAGAATATTTGCAACCTCGCTAGCCGGGGTTAATTATTTTAGACTTGGCAGTAATCCAGTCACATTTGAATATACACAAATGGCACCTAAAAATAGGTCAGCCATGATGCAGTTACAGCCGCAAAAACTAATTTTTCCTAATATTGTTAATGGTGCGCCAATTGGGTCATCTATAGCTTATTTGTGCGCTGTAGGAAATAGATTATGTTTTTTCCTGCGTGGAATAGATCAGCCGCACCAAACTACAGTTGCTTGGTCTTCTTCATTATCTCCAACTGATTTTGATTTTTCTAAGGGATTAATTACTGGAGCAGGCTATTTAACTCCGCACCAACTTAACAGCCCTATCAGGTATGTAATTCCGCATCCATTAGGTGCTATTATTTATACTGAGCAAGAAACTGTTTTTATGCGGTTTCAGGCATCTGATGCTATCAGACCATTCTCCTTTCAAGAAATTGAAGGTGTTGCGTTAGGTGCCTCAAATTATGGTGTTGCCTACGGAAATCCAGATAAATTTGTACAGTATGCAATTACGAATAACGGCGTTTATGAAGTAACACCTTCTTACGCTAAAAATATTTTTCCTGATTTGGATACCTATCTCAGAGATTTAGAATTTGTAACAGTCACTGAAGATTTACAAAAAGTTGTTAGAATTAAAAGCCAGGTTAAGTCAATAGGTATTTGTTGTGATAGATATGTATGTTTTAGTTTTGGCGATTCTAGATTTTCCAATATTGCTGTAATTCACTTTTTTGACTTGACTTTAAAACGCTGGGGACAGATAACCGTAGAGCGATCTACGCCAACACGCAAAATAATTTCTACTCATTTCCTTAATGATACTGAGTTCCTAATGGTTTTAGTGGAGCAAGATATTAATACAGGCTTTAATTATCTTCGCACTGTGTCAGCGCATTTCGATTCCACTAAATTGTTAACAGCCTCCACAGGATATATTCAAGCTAATTTTCCTCCTTTAGCACTGTTTGGAAAATTCCAACATGTGCGCGGCCACTACATTTCAATTCAAGCTCTAGAATTAGAAAATGTTAAGAATGCCATAATTCGCTGCCATTCGTCATTAGATGGAAAGAATGTGGTTTCCTCTGAGCTTCTTTATAGAACTGACCCAACTAAAGCTGATAATTTACTGGGCAGAGGATTTTTAAGAAACTCAATTGGTACTAATCACATTATCTCAATACAAGGTTTGTTTGATTTAAACACTCTCCAGCTAACTTATTTAGATGAGGGTAAAACATCTAGCTATGACTAATATTTTATCCCTGATAAACACTGGGTTATCTGAATTACCTGTCACCCAAAACTCAGAACTCTATAAAGAATTAGTACCTATCTATGGAGCTATTCAATCTATTAGCAGCTACTTAACAAACTCTATGGGTGCTGGAGTTCCACAAAACGGAACTGCACCTAGTAATTTTTCTATTACGCTAGATAAATTAACATCCTTATATCCTATAGCCACAGAAGTTATGGTTCCTGGTACATTAGTTAATTTTACTGTCTTTGAAGGTAAATTAGCTGTAAGAAAAGCTACTGCTTCAGGAGCTAATGCTTCAGAAGCTCAAGCATGCACTTTGCCAGGCTTACCTATTTTAGTTGGAGAAGTTTGTAAAGTTACCTTGTTGGGATTAGTTCAAGTAACTTACGAAACTTCTCCCTTTGCCCCAGGTCAATTTCTTTATTTAGGTACAAGCCCTAATGGAATGTTTGAACCAAATCCAGCTAATATTGCGACTGCTACTGTAAGACAAAGAGTTGGATTTACGTTAGATGCTTTTACAGATAGAGATAATAATAAGTGGCAAAATGTGTGGTTTAATCCTAATCTAATAGGCTAGTATGGATAGTGCACAAACATTAAATTGGTTGTTGGGAATATTATCAGGTGTGCTTGCCTTTTTATGGCGTGCACAGGTTGCAGAAGTTAAAGATTTAAAGAGTCAACTTTCTGCACTTAAGGACATTATCTCAGATTTGAAAGGAGACTTTGCTGATAATTTAAGTAAATTAGCGCTTACAATTTCAGATCATAGATTAGATATATCTAAATTCTATGCAACTAAACCAGAAGTGGCTAAATTAGAAACTCTTATTTACAGTATGAATAAGGGTACTTTTGACCGTAGAGTACAGGAGTTTAAAAATGGCGCAGACTGATGCACTTAACTTTCTCAAACTTTTTACACCAACTAAAACTAAAACCACACAAACAACTAAAACTTCTACGTCTAAAGAAGCTGTAAAGGCTGCAACCGATAAAATTTTGCAGAGTCTTATTCCAAATGCTGCTGGTGATATGCAGGCATCAGGTGGATTTAATTCATCTATTTATGCACTGGCAGCAGCGGACGCAGCAGCAAAAAGTGCGGCTTACGCGGAAGAATTAAATAAAACAACTACTAATACACAAACACAAACTACTCCTGCGGCAATTGACCCTAAATTAGGCATGGCGCTTTGGGCAGGAAATGCTCTTTTAGAATCTGACTGGGGCAAAAAGAAAAAAACTGAGTTATCTGATTTTATTTTTGGCTCCGGTGGTGATACTAACAAGGTTGATGCTTTTACCAATCTTAACTTATTTAACTCTCCTTCAGGTTCAGTAGCATCTGATACGCCAGGATTTTTTGATAGTTTAATCAAATTTATTGGCTTTGCTGATGGCGGCTTAGTAGGTGATCCACAAAAAGCATATGAAGAAATGCTTAAAGTTATTCAGGGCCGCACTGATAAATCACTCTCGTTTGAAAATGTTATTGACCCTGCTGCGCGTGGTAGTAGTGCTCCTTTACCTCAAAATGATTTTGCTGGTTATGGGGATAAAGTTATCCGTGATACTGGCAAGGAACTTGGGATGGCTGGATCGCTTGGATTAAGTTTAGCTAAAGCTGATCCACTTGGAATTGCTGCATCTATAGGA